GAATATTTAGTAACAGGTGATAAATTAATGAAAGAAGATGGAACAACTGAAGGATTAACAGTGTTAGAAGAATATCCTGGTGAATATTGGACTTATACTATAGGTAATCCAAATGGTAATTTTTATGCTGATGGGTTACTAGTAGATTCAGAAGTAAAAATTGCACCGCAAGGTTACTTATAAAAAATTATGTTTTTTGGGAGAAAAGGTATGAACAATGATATTGACATTGATATGTTAAGAAAACAATTAATTATAGACGAAGGACAAGTAAATGAAATATATAATGACCATCTTGGTTATGCAACATTCGGTATTGGACATCTGGTTATTGAAGGAGACCCAGAACATGGGTTGGCGGTCGGTACTCCAGTCTCAGAGGATAGAGTCCTCGAATGCTTCGAAAAGGATGTAGAAAGCGTAATTGAAGATTGCAAAAAGTTACATGATGGATGGGACGGTTACCCACAAGAGGTAAAACAAATCGTCGCAAATATGATGTTTAATATGGGTCTTACTCGTTTGAGTAAGTTTAAGAAACACAATACTGCATTACAATCTGGTGATTGGAAAGAAGCAGCAATTGAAGGGAGAGATTCACGATGGTACAAGCAAGTGACAAACAGAGCCGAGAGACTTATGTCGAGACTCGAGGCAGTGTAAAATATTATCACACCAACGAGGAACAAGAAAATAAAGGTTGGCATTGGTGCCACGAAAAACGAGGGTATTTTAGATACTCAGATTGGAATTTAACTAGAGAAGAAATAGGAGAAAAATATGGCCTCAACAGTTAGACTATTAGGATCAGAAACAAATTTGGCATCAGCTACAAATATGGGTTTTGCTAAATTAGTAAGAGTTCTTAATAATAAAGCAAGTGTACAAGTAATTACACAAAAAAATGCTGGTGGTACAACATTAGCAACTGTTACTTTAGCAGCTGGTGAAGTTGCTTATATAGAAAAAGCACCTACAGATACTTTAACAGGTGTTGCAACATCATTGGCGGTAAGCGTAGCATTTACTAATTAATGGCTTATTCGCAAAAAGTATTAGATAGATTTGAAGGCGCTTTGAATTCGCCTAAGCAATTTAGTGTAGGCAAATTTGATCCTAAAGATCCAGATATAGCTACAGGAATGGCGGGAGCTCCAGCATGTGGCGACGTCATGAGATTACAATTAAAGTTAGACGAAAACGAAAGAATTATCGATGTTAAATTTAAAACTTATGGTTGTGGCTCAGCAATAGCATCATCTACAATGTTTGTAGAAATGCTTCAAGGTAAAACTATAGAAGAAGCAAAATTAGTAAAAGATAAAGAAATTGCAGAAGCTTTAGAATTACCACCCATAAAAATCCATTGTTCGGTCTTAGCAGAAGATAGTATAAAAAAGGCAATACAGGATTGGGAAAATAAAAAACATGCAAAATCAACTGATTGAACTCACAGATGAAGCGATTAAAAAACTTCTTCAAAAGAAAACACAAGAACGATTTAATTATATACGGCTTGGGATCACAGGCGGAGGCTGCGCTGGTTTTGAGTATATTTTTGATTCTGTTGTTGCTAAGTCTCCTGACGACATAGTATTAGATTTTGGTAAATTACAATTCGTAGTAGATAAAGTTTCTATACCATATCTCTCTGGTATGACCCTAGATTTTGAAAAACAAGGATTAAACGAGGTCTTCGTATTCAGAAATCCTAAAGAAACATCAGCATGTGGTTGTGGTGTTTCTATCAATTTTGATTTAACAAAAGTAGAGGAAGATAACTCTAAAATATTTGCTGTTGAATTAAACTGAAACAAAAAAGCTTATAAATAAACAGGTAATGAATGATGTATTTAGTTTAATAACTGACGTGGGAGCACCCATCGCCGGATCTTTGGTAATGGGACTGTTCATTTTCATAGTGCTTAAACAAATTTTACAGGGCATAGTTGGACAAATTAGAACTTTGACTTCCTTCTGTAACTCTTTAGAAAACAGAGCCAGGACAATGAACAATGAAATGATTAAAATAGACCTGTTAGTATCATCAGCATTAGAATTAAACCCTGATATTGACAGAATTGCACGAGCTGAAAACTTTATAGAGGACGGCAAATTGGATGTCAGACGAGACTAAAATAAATGGTAAAGTATGGAAAAAAATCCAAGCAGGCCAAGATTGGAAAGATCCAGAAACTTGGTATGGAATGGTTATTAGTATAGGTTTAGTAATGTTAGTGATATATGGACATTATGCAGGTTGGTGGAAAGAAACATGGATGTAGGCGGATTAGTAGCAGATTATGGATTTCCAGCTGTAATGGCAGTTGGAATGGGATATTTTATATACTATGTCTGGGCCTTTATAAACACAGAAATTGCTCCACAGTTAAAAGATATGCACATGGCATTAATTAGGGTTATTGATCAAGTAAGAATGTTGGATCAAGACATGATAAGATTACAACAAAAAGTAAATGTAGTATTAGAATATAAAGAAAATGAAAAGAAACGAAAACTGGGAGGAAAAAATGAAGGATAGACTAGAGCTAACAGCTCTAATGACGATATTTATTGTATCAATTTTAGCGATATCTGGTCCCGTACAAGCTGACGAGGTTTTTAAATTTAAAAATCCATCATTTAGTGGTATAGGAACTGGTGCACACTATCTAACGATAGAAAATCAAGAACATAGTCGTAAAAAAGCAATTAAAGATGCTATGGAAGCTGCGCGTAAAGCGGCCGAAAGAGAAGCTGATAATAGTACTATGGCAAAGTTTATAAGAAATTTAGAGAGTAGAATATATGCTCAACTATCTAAGCAATTAGTAGAGTCAATGTTTTCTAACGATAACTCAGTAAGATTTGGTTCATTTGTTTTAGAAGGTAATACTGTTACTTATGAAGTTATTACAAATGAGGATGGTACAGAATATATACAAATGACAATTGTTGCAGAAGATGGAACAACAACTGTCATTGAGATACCTATAGGTTCTGGTAATTTCGGTCAAGACCCGGACGGCTAATGGAAGGTTTACTTGCTTTACTTATAATATTAGGATTGATGAATGAATCGTCAACTCCCGTATGGTCTGAATTACCTCAAGATTGTAAAGAATTAGAATTTGAGTATGAAGAGGTAGTTGATGCTTTAACAGCAACAAAAAATTCAGTTAAATATGTGCTAGAAAATACACAAAGAAAACATCATATATGTGTAGAAGAACCAGAGGTTATTAGATTACCTTCATATATTGAATTACTTAATTTACCAGCAGCTGACGAAATGCCAGTTGTAGCAGTATATGGATTTTTAGATAAAACTGGTCAAAGAAAAGAACGTGATGGTATAGCCGATTTTTCTACAGCAACTACGCAAGGCGGAACAGAATTACTGATAGATGCACTAAAAACTGCTGCTGATGGTAAATGGTTTAGAGTAGTAGAAAGACAAGGAATAGATAATTTAGTCAGAGAACGACAAATTATACGAAGTGCAAGACAAGAATTTGCGGGCGACGGTGGCCCTCAACCATTGAATCCACTCCTATTTGCAGGAATGATAATAGAAGGTGGAATCATTGGCTATGATACCAATATAAAATCTGGTGGTCGAGGCGCAAGACTATTAGGCATTGGTAAAAGTAAACGATATTCACAAGATGTCGTCACCGTATCTGTCAGAGCTGTTTCAGTTCTAACAGGTGAAGTATTATTAAATGTCCAAGCCAAGAAGACAATTCTTGGTTATGGTGGAAGTGGTGATATTTTTCGATTCGTCGATCAAAGCACTACTCTAGTAGAATATGAGGACGGAGTGGGAAATAATGAGTCAGTGACATACGCGGTACGAACAGCTATAGAAGCTGCCGTATTAGAATTAGTATACCAAGGGCATGATAGAGGCTTTTGGGTAATTAAAGATGGGCATCGTCATCCTCATCAGTCAAGTGGGGCTAACGATAAACATCAAATAAAAGAGGTAAACGAAAATGAATAAACTTTTAAGTATAGCATTGCTATTGTCGACTACTTTTGTTTTCGCACAAGCCACTGATGATAACGAAATTAAGATCACAC